TTTATCTAAATTATCTATTAAATATCTAATTGCTAATTTTCTACGCCCTGGGTCGTTCATATCCGGATCTTGAGGCGGTGCAAATTTACCTAATAATATTTTTTCAATTTCCTTTTTTATGTTATCTATTGGGAAATGGTATGTGGGTCTTGGCCTGCGCACATATGCAAAACGTGCTAATTTTTCTACTAATGGTTCTTTTAAATTATCTATTAAAAATTCCATTACTGTTTCTGTATCTTTATCGAGTGGTCCTGGATCAGCAATGAAACGCTCGTAATCACCAATAAATTTTTCATATTTACCAAGTATTTCGGCGTCAATATCCTGTTTGGGTTTTATAATACTTTTAAAATATTCGACGCATATGTTGTCATAGTTATTTTTACACATAATTTCTTTTAAACTTTCTTTTAAACTGATACCTATTTCTATAAATATATTGCTCGTTCCTGTTCCCCCCATTCCAATATACAAGTTTCTTTTCATTGCGTCTGTTGTCATTAGCTCTCCTTGTCTATAAACTCCAATTTTTTGACTGGCTGCTCTCTGTATCTTTATTGCGAAACGGTGTTGTAAGCTTTGTAATACTGATTCNGGGAGTGAATTTAATACAGTTGCTGCGTTCTCCGGCTCGGCAGTTCTTACTATTGTTCCAAGTGCTAATTCTTGTAACGTAGGAATTCGTGTTCCCATTTTATAATATAGTTATATTTTTAAATAATAATTATTATATTTCAAACGATAATTATTTGTTATTATAATATTTTATATTCACGACTATTTAAACATTTTATCGGCGGAAGAATTATTTATTTAAAGATTATAAAAGAGCCTTTGTTTTAAAACTGGCTAAATCGACAGACGACGACAAAAATGGTTGTTATAAAGCTATTCAAAAAAATTGGTTTGTAGTTTTTTTATCGCATTATTTTATATATAAATGATTTAATTATTTGTTATTTACTTTTTTTTAGATGAGCCTCTATTAACAATTTATGATTTGTCGCCAACTTCATTGTTTGTTCACGTAACGCTTTTGTATTCATAGAAAAGCGGATATTATTCCCACCTGTAAAATTTGGGTTATTATCGATATCATATCTGGGCTGTCCGCCATTATTTTCGGCAAGATGGTTGTTTAGTGGAAATAAATATTTTGGATGATAAACCATATTATACCAATCATCACAGCACCAATTTTTAATTTCGGCTGGAAAAAACCAACCAAATATTTCCATATGTTTTCTACTAACAAATGCCTGTGTTAAAATTCTATTATTATTGTTTTTTGGTCCAGTGATGCCGAGATTATCATTTTCAATCATAACACGAATGCTATCATTTACCCAACCATTCGTCTTAAATTGAATATCATCGCCACATTGATAAAAATAATCACAGCCACCCGCATAGGCATAATCAAATAGTTTGTTCCACATCACGGTTACATGTCCTTTTTCTATGTTTTCTATTGTAACAAATTTAAACTCGATATTTTTATATACTTTTGAAAACCGTGTAATTTCTCTCTGTTGTGTTTCATTATCAAATATTCTATCGCCTTTATCAATACCTATGTAAAAAATATAATCATGTTCTTTGTCATGTGTTAGTAAAAAAGATTTTAGCGTTAAATTGAACAAATATGTATCCTGAATCATTTTCCAAGAATCTCTATTTTTACTAGTTGCTAAAATTAATGCACCCACCTTATACCCCATATTGTATTTATAATATATAACAAATTGTATTTAATTATAAATACAGTATATTGTATTTATAATTAACGAGACGATTTAAAATAATAATAATATCACCAAAATGCTCCAGGTTCAATGGTCATTTTATTTCACTCATAAAAACATTGCGGTGTTTCTTTTCCAAAAAAATATTAAATACGAACAATGAGATAAACCATATCATAAATGGCACATAATAATGTGGAGATATATCGAAGAATTTGCCTATTAGCCCCAGTAATGAACCAGTAAAAACTATACCCGATATCGAGATAAATAAATTATTCATATTAGTATATTATAATATTAGTTATTATAATAATTTTAATACTATTTATTTTGTTTTATACTTAGTGTCGGTGTTTCTTTTATTGGTCTGTTTTCTAAAATATATTTACCTACATCTTGTGTATCTATTTCTGGATTTTTTTTAAAATAACTGTCCAACACCAATAATAAATAGTCTTTGTTTATTGGTGCTTTCACCTTGGTTTTTTTATAAACTAACTTGCCGTTTTTAATATCTATACCGTCGATCTCGTTGCTTTCCATTATATTTATTAATGAAATTGAAATATTTTTCTTCTTTATTCGCAAATCCTTTACTGCTTTTTGTAGGTCATTCATTTTATTTGTTATTGCAATCCACTCTTTTATATTATTTATTAATGCCTCTTTTGAATCAGCCATATCTAATCTATATATTAATTAGTTTATATATTACTTTTATATGTTATTTATTATTTATCAACCCAACCTTTTTTTGATTTATTCACTATAATTCTATTAACTAGCTCACTCTTTTTCCCGCCAACTCTACATTTATTTAATTTTAATAATTCTTTCAAATCATTTATTTTAAGTTTATTATACATATCGATTATTGTAGTTGATTCATTCGCCAAAATTTCATTCTCTTTTTTTGTCGCAGCTATGTGTTTATTACAAAATATGCCATTATCCGTTATACACGCAGAACTAGCGCATTTTTTGCCGTTTTTTACATTTACGTGTTGACACTCATGAAACTTCATAGAGAACTCTTCAGGATAAGTCACGCCACGCACCGGTACAACCGAATAATATTTATAAAATGGCAAAAGCATTTTGGTAATATTCCTACAATATGGACATTTCATCTCATTAATCTTCAATCGTGAATTATCTAATAATTTTTTTGTTTTTTGATATATAACTTCGTTATATAACGAGAGATAATTAAATTCGTGATTACATTCTAATTTGATGGAATTATCCTCTAATTTTTCGTTGGTAATTAAACATACATTTTGCGGTGATGCGACATTTTCAGATACAACATCATGGTCGCATTCATGTATTAATTGTTTAAACAACACACTATTACATTTACTAACTTCATCCATTGAATATATATATTGGTTCGTATTTATATTATTTAAATTATTTAAATTTGGTAGTGTTACTAAAATTTATATATATTTATAATATTAAAATGGCTTTTGATAAAAGTATATGGGGAAATACAACCTGGTATCTATTTCATACATTGGCCCATAATATCAAAGAAACTAATTTTTCATCTGTTAAATCTGATCTAATTTACGTAGTCAAATCGGTGTGTTCTAATCTACCTTGTCCGGAATGTTCGGATGAAGCTGTTGTTAGATTGAACAGAGTTGATTTTGATAAGATACATTCTAAAGAACAATTTAAATTATTATTATTTAATTTCCATAATCAGGTCAATGTTAAACTCGGTAAGCCAATTTATCTAATCAATGATCTGGATGAAAAATATGCCACTGCCAATATACGCGTTATTTGTGATAATTTTTTCAAAATATATTCTAGAAATACTAATATACCACAGATGATGAGCCATTCTTTTCGTCGACAAAACACTTTATCAAAAATTAGGATTGCTTTAGACAAAATTATATCTGGTTTCAATTAATCAATTTATGGTATAAAACTAATAATACAATAAAGTTACCACACTGGTCTCTGTCCTCGTTTATATGTGACACATTTGAATTTTTGGTCAGTTGGTTTTTTACACCCTTGAGCATTGCTTTTTATCTCAGAAAAATACGCTAAATCTTTGTTACCACTACTCGCTATCAATCCATAATACAATATACCAAACCCAACACCTAATATACCACCTAATATAATACTACCGGCCGAACCACATTTATTCGAATATTCAACCATTGAACTTGATGCAAATATTGCCAACAAAAATACCAATAGAGGATGATTTACATCGTTATTTATATACATAGGAAAGATTAAGTAGGAAGAAATATAACCCAATAGTGCAGGGTTTAAAAGTGGAGAACTAAATATGGTTCTTTCACCCGATACATTCCCTCTTACTGTAAACGGCATTGGTAAAATGTTACATAGTGGGCTTGCTAAAATACTCTGTTTTTCTTTTAAAATAGTTTTCAAGAAATATGTTAAAAATGAAACTATGGCTAAACCCATTAAAAATAATAATCCCTTCACTATAGTATTATTTACAATTGACAACATAACCATAAAAAAGGTTAAAAAAAACGGAGACATCAATGTTGTGTATGTAAATAAATTAGTCAATGTAAATGTTATTGCCGCCGCTTTTCTCGATGGTCTCATACTATCAGGTGTGTCTGACATATTTTATTTATTATAATAAATAAATATTATAAAATTGATTTAAGATTCTATCATTACCATATAATGATATTTTATATTTATAAATATGGGCATTCCATATTATTTCGCTAACCTTATTAGAAGTCATAAAAATATTGTTGTTGAGTTGTCACATATTGATAATATTCAAAATCTGTATTTAGACAGCAATTCTATTATTTATGACGCCATAGATTTCAAATTGTTTCAAAACAAATCGCAATTTGAAAATCATATTATTCGATTCGTTATTGATAAAATTGAACTTATAATCGCAACCATGAAACCAAGTAAAAATATCATTCTTGCTTTTGACGGTGTTCCCCCGTTCGCCAAATTAAACCAACAGAAGAATAGGCGTTATAAAACCTCGTATCAATCCGCTTTATTCAATAAAAATGTCCCATGGGACACCACCGCTATTACACCCGGAACTGTATTTATGGATAAATTAAATGATACTCTCAAAAAACATTTCGCTAATAAATATAAATCTAATAACCTTATCTTATCCCTTACCGACATTCCCGGCGAAGGCGAGCACAAATTATTTGAATTTGTTAGAAATAATAATCATGAAGACGATAATACGGTCATTTATGGTATGGATTCAGACCTAATTATGTTGTCGCTTAATCATAAAAAATATACAAATTCAATTTACCTCTACCGCGAAACACCACATTTCATATCTTCACTTGATTCCACACTTGACCCATTGAAGGAGTATTTTATTGATATAAACCATCTGGCCGACCAAATATATTATTTACTAACAGACAAAACATTTGACAACACGAAACAAAGTGTTGAAGCATATTATAATAAGATTTCAGATTATATTCTTATCTGTTTCTTACTCGGTAACGACTTTAACGAGCATTTTCCAGCCATTAATCTTCGCAACAATGGTATTACCATTCTCCTTGATTTATACAGGGAGATTTTCGGCGTCTCTCAAAATATAATTAAAGATGGTGAAATTAATTGGGTTAACTTCAAGAAATATATATTCAAATTAGCCAAAAACGAACATCAATTTATTAAAGAAAATTACAAAATTAGAGATAGACTATCTAAGAAATTTTATCCAGAAGCCACCGACGAAGAAAAGGAATTAAAATTTAATACCACACCTTCATGGGAAAGGAATATTGAACTGTTCATTAATCCATATGAAAACCACTGGCAATATCGTTATTATCATTCACTATTTCATATTAATACTGATACCGATAATAATGCGGTCTCTTCCGTATGTAATAATTATTTACAGACGCTTCAATGGACGTTCTACTATTACTCTCGTGATTGTGTAAGTTGGAAACATTCCTATCAATACCACTATCCACCTCTGCTTGAAGACTTGTATAAAAATATTCCATACTTCAATAGTGAATTAGTTATTCCTCCAAATAAAAGTATTATTCACCCGCATCTACTGCTTGCCTATGTATTACCTCGAAATAGTCTAAACTTAATTCCAAATGATAAAATTATTAAATTATTACTCGAAAAATTCCCAGAACAATATAAAAACGATTATAAATTCCAATATGCGTTCTGTAGGTATTTTTGGGAGGGACATGTGATATTTCCAAAAATTGATTTCACACAATTCTCAAATGATATTAACAATTTAATCTAATCTTATATTCATATCGTAGTTCATCTATAATAATTTTTTTTATATATTTTATATAAAAATTATTTAATTACCATATTCAATACACCTATCAAAAAAAGCAGTGATTTGTGCCTTATCACCTCCCAATACACTATCGTCGGGTTCATACCAGAGAGCTTTCTCCCCACTTTTGTAACCAAGAATTGCCGGAACACCGTTTATCATTCTCATTCTTTTCAGTTTCCCATATAATTCGATGGATTTTTCAATATCAATCTCGTAATATTTAATAGACGGGGGTAATTTTGATACCAATTCTTGAACTAAGCTTTTAATTACTTGACAGGGACCACACCATTCAGCTGTAAATTTAATAATAATCATTTGATTATTAGTTAATAGATTCTGTGAATCTAATAGTTGTTTCTCGGATATCATATCACCCATTATTATATTATAATTAATTATTTTTATATTGATTTTCTAAACTTATTAATCGGTTATTATCTATTTTTTATATTTTAATTTATTATTACAGACTTAATAGCTGTTGTTTATATTTCATATTCTTTATATAATTCCTTTGCTAAATCTTTTTGCATCTTTGGAAATTTAAAATGCAGATTATTTTATAGTTGAACTAAATGAAAATCACAATACCATATGCCATACTGAATGAACTAAAATAATTTGTATCATAAAACTCCTGCAATGTTAATGATTGTTTGTTTTTAAAGTATCAAACAAATACTTTAAAAACTTTGATTTATATTTGTATCAACTGACTTTATCTTGTTGTTGATGACATAATATATCACGTATATTATATTTCTGGTTATCATTATTTACTTTACATAATGAGAGTTCGTATGTTATACCGGACATACATAGTGGGTGTTTATTATGTTTTTTAATAGATTCTTTTGCAATACCTAGTTTTTTCATTTTTAATCACTTCTTATATGTAGTAAATATTAATTTTTACTTGTTTTCCATTGTATAAAGCCTGAAGACAAACGAAGCACAATAAAATTCAATAACAATACTTGTCAACATACTATATAATACGTTGAAAAATGATAAACTATCATTTTATCTTTTTGCCATTATAGGTTAGCAAATCTTTCTATGCATATTAGCTGTGTATAAGTTTTCATCCGTGTATTTATTTGCATCATAAATATGTGAAATTGGGTTCTACTGCATTATGCTGTTATAATTAATCGTATGCATTAAAGTTGAAAAATATGAGAATTTGATAAAGTAAAAATTTTTTTGAAAATGGACAAAAATAAATGTCCAAATATACTATAGATTTTACCTTTACGAAATATCGCTCGAAAAGGGGTTTTTTCAACAATCTTTATCTTTAAGGTAATAAAATATTACAAATATGAGAAAAAAATTGTTATGCAAAAATAAGAAGTAAAATTTGCTACTTTTTTCTAGTTTAGACATTGATTAATTTAGCAATAATTTATCAATATTGTCAACGATAATCCATCATTTTGTCAATCGTAAAGTAGCAATAATAAAAATATATAAGTTTAAATATATCATAATGATAATACATATATTATCATTGTAAATTACAATATTAATTGCCATGACAATTAATAATCAATCGTAAAAGTAGCAAAAATAGCAAAAGTAGCAAAAGTAGCAAAATAGCTAAAATCAACATAAAGATAATATTGTCAATAATATATACGATGAAATCAATCGAAAAAGTAGCAAAATCATATTGTTGTGAAACTTGTGATTATACTTGTATTAAAAAATTTAATTTTGATAAACATTTAGAAACCGATAAACATAAACGTGCTACAAATCAACGTCGCGTCAATGTCCAAGTAGCAACGCCAAGTATAAAAATTCAGAGTATAGATAAACCAATATTAGAGATAGTGTATGATAAAAAATATATATGTGTTTTATGTAACAAGCGATATAAATGTAATTCTGGATTGTGGAGACATAAAAAAATTTGTAATCCGATATGTCATGAAATAACAGAAGAAGAATCTAAAATAGTAGAGAAAGTAGATATATCAGATTCGGTTTCTGGGTCGGGCGATTATAAAGATATAATTATGACACTTGTAAATGAGAATAAAGAAATGCGAAATATGATGATGGAACAGCAAAAAACAATCGGTGAGCTGATACCTATCATAGGTAATAATAATAATTCTACAACAAATAATAATACGATTAATCAAAAATTCAACATTAATGTATTTTTGAATGAACAATGTAAAGGTGCGATAAATATGAGTGATTTTATAAAATCTATAGAAGTATCGTTAGAACAATTAGATTTCACCAAGACAAATGGATTAGAGAAAGGAATTAGTAATGTAATAATGGAAAATATGAATAAGTTAAGTTTATACGAGCGCCCAATACATTGTACAGACACCAAAAGGGAAACACTATACATAAAAGACAACAACATATGGGAGAAAGATACTGATAAATCCAAAATAAAACAGGCAATAAAGAAAACTTCTAATAAGAATTATACAGCATTAACCAATTGGACCAAAGCCAATCCAAATTTTATGAAAGACGATAATAAACAACTGTTTTACGCAAAGGCTATATCAAGTGTGGGAAAGCCCCTGGAAGGTATAGATGTAAAAGTTATAAAGAACCTATGTAATAGCACAAAACTTAAGGAAATAAAAGAGTAACGCGATGAATTAATGAATCAATATTTATTATTCTATAAAATAAATATTTATTTTTAGTGTTTAGGTTTCCGTTTTTAGGTTACCGTTTTTAGTTTTGGTTATTTGTGAAGTCATTAATATATAAAAATATTCAAAATTATATAAAAATATTCAAAATTATATAAAAATATTCAAAATTATATAAAAATATTCAAAATTATATAAAAATATTCAAAATTATATAAAAATATTTAAAATTATATAAAAATATAAAAACTGGATATTATCTATATTACATGGAGGATCTCGATTTGAATATAGATAATTATGAATATGAAGATATACTTAATTTATTTGAACTTGATAAAAATTTAACAGCGAGAGACATAAAAAACGCAAAGCGTAAAGTATTATTAATGCATCCTGATAAATCTGGATTAGATAAAAAATATTTTTTATTCATTACATCATTATTTAAGATACTGCATTCCGTATATGAATTTAAAGAAAAGGCAAACACAAATTTGAACGAAGAGATAGAATATACAGTAGAAAAGAATAATGAAAATGAAGGATTGGTAAATGATTTACGAGAAAAATACAATTCAAGTAAAGATTTCAATGCATGGTTTAATAAGGAATTTGATAAAATAAAATTAGATAATGATTTTGAAGACACTGGTTATGGTGATTGGTTGAAAAATGAAGAAGATGTGGAAGTTTGTAGTAATAAAAATGAGATGAATGAAATTATAGATAAACGAAAGAAAAATTTACGATCATTAACAAAATTTGAAGATATAAATGGATTTAATGATTCAGGATACAATGATTTAGCAAATAGTAAGCCCCTCGAATATTCGTCTGGTTTGTTCAGCAAATTACAGTTCGAAGACCTACGCAAAGCACATATCGAGAGTGTTGTTCCAGTCACCGATGAAGATTTTAAGCCCCAATATAATTCAATGGAAGATATTAAATCCCAACGGAACCAACAGAGTTTAAACCCATTGTCTCAAGAAGAAGGCAATAAATTTTTGAATAGTCAAAAATCAAACGAAGATACAATTAGCGCACAGAGAGCGTTTAAATTAGTAACCCAAGAGAGAGAAGCATCGCGAGGTGTTAATAATTTCTGGTCGTCTTTGAAACAATTAAAATAAATAAGCGGTCATTTGTTCGAGAGAATTTATTTATATTTATTATATAAATATGGGCTACATCAATTTAGGGATTAGTATAATATTATTATTGTTCACGGGATATATTTACAAGAAATTCCAGATTAACGTTATTAGAGACGACAAATTAGAAGAATTAAATATAATAAAAAAATATTTATTAGATGAAACGCATGTTGGTGCGATAGAACAATTAATGTCTATAGACAAACCTATATTATGGATTCATATAGAATATGATAGAAACTTAAGAAAATGGGAGTCATTCAATTCACGAAGCAGTGAAGAATTAAATCAAGATTATTTATATTTAACGCTCCTTTCTATTATAAATAAATGTAGTGATTATTTTCATATAGTATTGATTGATGATTATTCGTTTGATAAATTAATCGATGATTGGAATGTAGATTTAACAAAAATTGGAAATGTTCAAAAAGAAAATATACGAACAATGGGATTAATGAAAATTTTATATAAATACGGAGGAATATTGATGGAGCCATCGTATATTTTATTAAAAAGCATCAAACCTATTTATGAAAATATAATTGCAACTAGAAAGCCATGCGTAGGAGAATTTGTAAATGAATCGGTTGATAGCCATATTATGAATTTTGCACCATCGTTGAAATTTATCGGTGCTCTAAAAAATTGTCCAAAAATCCATGAATTGGGAAAACATCTTGAAATCATGGTAAATAAAGATCATACATTTAGCAATAAATTGAAGGGAGAACTTTCAAATTGGTTATATAATAAAGCTGAAACCGGCGAAATCAATTATATTAACGGAAAGTTTTTAGGAACCCGTGATTCGGGAAATAAGGCCATAGATTTAGGGGTTTTATTGGGTTCCTCATATTTAGATATGAATACGAACGCGTACGGATTATATATACCACGAAATGATTTATTGAAAAGAACGGCATATAATTGGTTCGTATATTTGAATACTCAGCAAGTATTAGAAAGTAACACAAATATTGGAAAATATTTATTAATATCAAATGAACAAAAATAAAATATATTTATATTATATAAAAATGAATTACTCGGAGTTAACTGAATTAATGTCGCCACAATCGGTTGGTGGTCGGCGTAAATCGCGTGGCGGCCGTAACCAGAGTCGCGCCCGGAACCAGACTAAACGCGGTGGCCAGAACAAGCGCCGCACCAAGAACCAGACTAGACGCGGGGGACAGAATAAGCAGAACAACCGCCGCAACCGGAACACCCGCGGTGGCCGTAGCCAGCGACGGAGATAGATAGATAATTTTATTTTTTTTAACTAATATTAAAAAATAAAATTTATTGAAATACATAACGAAACAGCGTATATAATAGCTAGTTATTATTCTTTTTTAATAATTGTATTTCCCGCTTTTGTTGATTATATTTCATTTCTAATACACTTAAATTATTTCTCAAAGTATTAATGCGTACATTTAAAACCATAACATGAATAAATATTGAACATACGAAAAAAGATGAGCCAACAGCATATATATAACTTACTGGTAATCGCATTCAGTATTTAGTATTTATTATATATATATAATTATATGAATAATAAAACAGTAAAAAATAAAAAACCGAAAAAAAAAATCTTCTTCCCGTTCTAGAAGTAGAAGAACTTCTAGAACTGTTATAAACAGGGAGGCACCAAGATATGATATTAATAATAATCCAAATTTTACAGGAGGAAATGAAGAATGTTTCTCAATGAATACAAAAGTAATACGGGAATAAACAATGGTGTTGGTGAGAAATCATAAATTATTAATAGATGCTCATCAAAAAAAGTAAATAAATAATCATTTAAAAATAAAATAATTAAATGATTATAATCTCTTTCACCAAGCAGATTTGATTTAATGGCTATATATAGAGTCCAGTGATAAAATCTACAAACCAATTTTTATAGCTTTATCACAACCATTTAATGGGTGTATAGAATTACCTGATACAACAGTTGCAGAGCAATCAGATGAATCAGTAATTAAATCAGTATTTTAAATGTCTAAAATGTGTAAAAATATTGTATCATCTATTGTTTGCGAGTTGTTTTGATTTTCTTTTTACTACCATATTTCTTTTTAGTGCCATATTTCTTTTTACTGACATGTTTCTTTTTACTGCCATATTTCTTTTTATTGCCATATTTCTTTTTACTGCCATATTTCTTTTTACCGCCCCTGCCTTTATATTTAGCAGGGGGCCCGACCAGCGCAGCGACCTCCTGCGGCGTCAGTGCTTGTACGAGTGAGTCCAAAAAAAAAGCCTCCTTCTCGTCATCGTCGATGAGCATGGATTCTTGTTTAATTCGGCTTTGTATATGATGGATCACTTTCGTCGGTGCTAAAACACCAAATTTCATATAATTGTACTTTCTGGCATCATTCTTCAAATTTTGANCTTTTTTATAAGCTTCCCACTGCTCATCCGTCTTATTGGGGTCTAAAATTTTAGACGCGTCAGCTGGTTTAGTATCCGCATCCGCGATAGCATATGCGATATCTAAAGGGGTTTTTCTAGCTTTATCATAATCAAAGTTTAAAGGGATTTTTCTAGCTTTATCATCTAGGTTGATATCAAACTCACCACTTTCCGGTTTTTGTTTCAATAAATATTCCATGATTTTACCATCTTTGTGTTTTGCAGCATAATTAAATACACTTTCATCTATATTATTTATAGCGTCAATATTTGAATCTTTCCCTACTAAGAATTTCACTAATTCAAGATTATTAGCCTTGATTGCTAAATGCATATAAGAATCTCCATCCCCATTTCTTTCAGTATTAATCGCACTCATTTCTTTATTGTTGATTAACCTTTTTGCTGTTTCAGTGTAATTGGACTGACCTGTATTCTTGTCTAAGTGGTTATGTAAATCTGTCTCCGTCATTTTATATATATATATATTGTTGATATTAAAAATATTATATTGTTGTTTAAATAAATTATATTGTTGATATTAAAAATATTATATTGTTGATATTAAAAATATTATATTGTTGATATTAAAAATATTATATTGTTGAAATTAAAAATATTATATTGTTGAAATTAAAAATATTATTTTGTTGTGAGTAACACTTGTATTATATGGCTTGTTAACAAAATTGATAATAGTTTAGAGTGTATTAAATTATTAATAGATACTTTAACAGTATATAACTAATTACATTTTCTTGCCAAAAAATTTAATTTAGTCTCTATGGATGATATTTTTGCATCCATAACATTTAATTTTTTTGAATTCCTTATTGTCAAATTATTACCTCGTACATATAAAATATACTGTGTAAATATACCGGAACAAAATAAAAAACCGCCACCGGCATATATATAATTGTTTAATGGTAATTTCATTGTCTAATGGTAATTTCATTGTCTAATTATATATGTTTAAGTATTTTTCAAAAAATACATATTACAAAATATCTATCAATTTTTCTATAGTGTATGCCGGTAATGTTTTGGGGTAGTCTATTTTAAATTTAATGATGAGATTACCACAAAAAGTATCTCTCTCAAAACCCAAGTTCCTCAACACTATAGTGGTATTGGTGTGAATAATCTCTCTATTACTATTACGAATTCTATAAGTTTTATTATTGAGGTGTTTAATATTAAAATCGATACCTACGAGTGATTCTTTAAGTGATATACATGCCGTATATATAAGATTTAGCCCATCTCTCAAAAAATATTCATGTTCTATTAATTTTATTATGATTTTTATATCTGAATATTTAAAATCTATACAATTGCCTTTGTTATTAATTCTAATAATTTCACCGCAATCAATAGATTTAGGAATATGTATATAAATTTTTTCTTCCTCGTAGCCCATCATATCATTGTTTAATATGCTACGTTTAATATTAATAGGTACATTCGCCCCATGATATGAATCTTCAAACATAACATCAAGATAAACAATAATATCTTCATTGTTGGGATTTTTAGCAGGCGGGGTATAAACATTGATTGGTGAATTATTGATTTCATTATCAGGTGATAATATATCTTCTATCAAAATTTTATATGCTATTGTTATATTGTTAAACGTGTCATCAGTATCATTTTTATTTTTATCGGGATGATAGATGAGTGATAAATTACGATATGCTTTTTTAATAGTATCTATATCTGAACCAGTATTAATTTTAAGTATATCATAATATTTTTTATTTTGACACGAAGACATTAAACATATATTAAATGAATTATTTAATATTAAATATTTGCCGAATATTATTAATAGATGAGTTCATTAATAATAAAATATAAACCAACAGAATTAGATGACTTCAATATATCAGAATATACGAAGGAACTTATAAATATATATTTAGATAATAAGAAGTTATTATTTTTAATACATGGGGGAACCGGTTTTGGTAAATCATCATTAATAAATGTATTATTAAATAAATATTATGATAATGACAAAGCACGCATAAATAGAAATACAGTAATTATTAATCTACTCAAAGAACAAGGTATAAATTATTACAGAAATGAATTAAAAAATTATTGTCAAATCAACAATTTATCAAATATAAAAGAAAAAAAAACAATAGTAGTTGATGATTTAGATTTGTTAAACGAACAATGTCAGCAAATTTTCAACACTTTCATAAATAACTACGAAAATATAAATTTTATAATAAGTTGTAATGATAAACAGAAAATAAAATCTACAATAATTAATAAGCTGGAATTGATTACAATTAAAAATTTAACTAATGACTTTATAAAAAAAACTCTAGATAAGATAATATCAAATGAAGATATAATTATGGATGAAAAATGTAAAAAATTAATAATTAGGGCGTCAAATACTTCTATACCAAATATGATAAACAATATAGATAAAATTAAATTAATAAGTATGGAGAAAAATATAGATTTTAATTTATTAGAGAGAGTAAGCTGCAATATAACTATTACAGATATGTATAAATATATAAATTTGTGTAAAAAAAATAATTTGAAAGAAAGTATTGAACATATTTTAAATGTGTATAATAATGGTTTTTCTGTAATTGATATATTAGAAGAGTTTTTTCTGTATATAAAATTATACAGCGAAATAGAAGATAAATATAAGTATGATATTATAAAATTAATTTGTAAATACATAAATATATTTCATAATATTCACGAAGATTCAATAGAGTTAATATTTTTAACAAATAATATTAGCAAAATTTTCAATGTATCACATTAGCTAGATATATAGTTTTTGTATGAAAAAATTTGAAGTGGGTTCAAATTAAAAACATAGAAATATTCAAAAAAATAAGATATCATTTTAATAAGATATCATTTTAATAAGTCTTGTGATATTATTTATTATATTGAAAACGAAGAATAAATAATAATTTAAGAGGAGATTTTACGCTTATCAATATGTGATGAGACAATATAAATAGAATTCTCCGTGCAGATGATATATACATCATCTAATTTCGCCATATTGGTGATAGGGCTAGTATATTCTTCAGCACTTTTAACAAGTAGTTTCTCTTCGTTATCTCTAATACCAAGAAATACTTTTTTTTTGAGAGACGCGACCCAATAATCAAGCATAATGGGTTTGTCATATGTTATGGATTGTTTACACACATGCTTCCACACATTCGCTGGTGGTAGAGGATATTCTTCTTCACTGGACATATTATATTAAACAATAAATTAAAACTTTAAATGGTTTTTTATGTAAATATTAATATAATAAAATCTCTTAATATTATAAATTAACAGATGAGTCTCAATAAAGTAATCACAAGTGTAAATGCTTTAGTTAATAATGTTTCCATACCAATCGACGAGTTAAATAATGTTGTCTGTATTGATGTAGAAAATAATAGAATAGGAGTAAAAAATGGTTCTCCAGAATACGAGATTGATATTAGCGGAACTCTTAATACAAATTTTATTAATATAGATAACTCAGCTAATCCGACAGATAGTTTTGATGTAAGCTACGAGAAATTGTTTTTAAGATTTAGTAGGGGATTGGAATTGACGAACGATTTAAGTTGTGTTGCGATAAATACAAACGATTTAAGTTGTAATGCGATAAATACAAACGATTTAAGTTGTAATGCGATATATACAAACGATTTATGTTGTAATAATATATATGCGAAACAAATAATAAGTGATATATCATTTACACAAAAATTATCAGTTATTGGAGATTTATCTGTTAATGGGTTTTTGTTTACCCCAGACGGAGTAGTGAGTATTTCGGATGACCGTTACAAACATAATGAAAAAATTATAACAAATGGCTTAGAAATAATTAGGAAATTACAACCACAAACATATGATAAAACGA